ACTGTTCTTAATTTTGTTGAGAAAGCAAATGCATATGGAATGGCTGCGAGTATTGTGGAGTTACGAGAACTAACAAAGGTTGTTGATTATGGAAATGGTGCAGTAGATAATGTTCTAACTCTATTTAAAGATTACGTTGGGTTTTCTAATGGTAGAGGTAAGTACTTAGAACTTATTTTAGATTCTGCTGGATTGCACCACGGTGAAGGACTATCAACCAATGAGAGTGAAGTTCTAGAATATTTAGATGTAACAAATGCAATTAAAATCAATAAGATAAAAAACGCAATTATAAAAGAATATAACTTTTATCAGAATGTTGGTGCTTTCTGGAACACTTACACTAAGCATAAAATAAGTGTAATGGAATTTGGTTTCTTACGACATGTTTATTTCAATCTTCCTAAAGAGTTTAAGGTAGAAGATTATGATTTATTCACCAAAGACTTAGTTAAAAACCTAAATGCATTTGAAGATGCCAATTCTGAAATTGATTATGTTGATGAGAACGGCGACAGGTTGGATGGTAGGTATGCGAAAGTTTGGGATGCATTTAAATCTTATGTAAAGAAAACTAATTCTGATACAGCTACTGAACAAGTAAGGATTTGGTTATCTGATATTACTCCAAGTGTGATTGCAAAAGATTCAGAACGTGCATTCTCTGCTAAAGACCTATTAAAGAAGTATGAAGAAGTTGGTGGTATCTGTGAAATAGAAGGCACACCAATTCACTTCTCCCAAGTTGTTGGCGCTCACATTGTCCCACACAGCATGGGTGGAGAAACTATTTACAGTAACTTGATGATTACTACAAAGTTTCATAACTCAAAAATGGGAACTATGAATGCAAATGATTATAAAAAACAATATGAGGCATCTATAAAAGAATGATTATAATGATTGGTGGAATACCATGCTCTGGTAAATCCACATTAATGAGAAATCTAATTCAAGAGATGGGTTCGCATGAAGATGTTGAACCCATGAAACTATTTCCATGTCAAAAGCATGGGGATACTCTTGTAGTAGGACGATATCCAGTTGGAGAAACTTTTGGTGGAACTGACAGGATTAGTTATGGTGCTATCTCTAAATTTAGAGATTTCATTAATCAAGAAGTTTCAAAACATAAAAATATAATACTTGAGGGTGATAGGTTCTGTCGTGCCAAAGATATTGAATGGTTGTTATCAGAACATAACTCAAAGGTTTATATATTAAAAGTGTCGCCCTCTGTAGAGAAGGAACGACATATTGGTAGAGGGGATGAACAGTCTGAAAAGTGGTTACAAACTAGAAGGTCTCTCATTGCTAATCTACAAACTAACTTTCTTCTTATGGGCGAACTAGCAATCCGACAAACTGATACAGAAGAATCATTAACCGAAGTAAAAAACGAAATCAAGGAAAATTTAGCATGACACAAGAAAACACAGTAATCAGTATTCTTTTCATTAACGGTATGGAAATTGTAGGACGGTTTGTTTCAGAAACAAACGTAGAACTAAAAGTATATAAACCTCGTATGGCACAAATGTCTGAACAGGGTGTAGGGTTGATTCCTTCTATTACTGCTACAGGTAAAGAAATTGATGGGGAATTTACATTCAGTAAAAATAGTATTATGTACTATACAGAATCAGTTGACCAAATGGTAACAGGATGGCAACAACAAACTAGTGGTTTGATTGCTCCAGCAAAAAGTTCAATTATCTCTTGACTTTAGAAGATGGTTGGGTTATAATAAACAAAATGGAAGCAAAGGATATAGATATGACTGATGAACGACTACTACTTGATTACACTCGTTTTGTTGATGAGGTGACTTCTGATGAATCGAAAGATTCACAGGCATTTTCAGATGCACTAGATATAATTGATGAACAAGGTTTGGCCCCAGAACGGTTAATTACTGCCGCACTTGGTATCACTGCTGAGGGGGGTGAATTTGCAGAGATTATTAAGAAGTGTTTGTTCCAAGGCAAACCTATGGATGAACATACCATCTATCATATGAAGCGTGAATTAGGGGATGTAATGTGGTACATTGCACAAGCATGTATTGCTCTTGAATGCTCATTGGAAGATGTTATCTATATGAATATCGAAAAGTTAGAAGCACGTTATCCAGACGGTTTTGACTCTTTTCGTTCTAACAATCGAAATGAAGGAGATGTGTAAAGTATGGACTTTTTAAAAGAAATTGCTAAGACTGCGGGCAATGAATACGCAGCACTAGTTGCAGATGGAGTAGAGGCAGGAGATGTTGATAGTTTTATTGACACTGGTTCTTATATCTTTAATGCACTATTAAGTGGTTCTATTTACGGTGGACTTGCCGCAAATAAAATTACTGCTGTTGCAGGCGAATCTGCAACTGGTAAAACCTTTTTTGTAATGGGTATGGTTAAGTCATTCCTTGATGCAAACCCAGATGCTGGTGTTTTGTATTTTGAGTCTGAATCTGCAATTACAAAACAGATGGTTATGGATAGGGGTATTGATGTTAATCGTATGGTTATCTTGCCTGTTACAACTGTACAGGAATTTAGAACACAATCATTAAAAGTGTTAGATGCATATCTACAACAAAAGGAATCAGACAGAAAACCAATATTGTTGTGTCTTGATTCACTTGGAATGTTATCTACAACCAAGGAAGTAGAAGATACTGCTGATGGTAAAGAGACACGAGATATGACTCGTGCCCAAGTTCTTAAAGCTGCATTTAGAGTGTTGACTTTGAAACTAGGTAAAGCAAAAGTACCAATGGTAATTACTAATCACACATATGATGTAGTTGGTTCTATGTTCCCTACTAAAGAAATGGGTGGTGGTTCTGGACTGAAGTATGCGGCATCATCTATCGTATATCTTTCTAAGAAGAAAGAGAAAGATGGAACACAAGTTGTTGGTAGTATTATTCACTGTAAGAATGCAAAATCACGTTTGACTATTGAAAATAAGGTAGTTGATGTACGACTAATGTATGAACGTGGACTAGACAGGTACTACGGACTGCTAGAACTGGCATTAAAGTATGATATCTTCAAATCAGTTTCTACTCGTATTGAGTTGCCTGATGGTACAAAGACTTTTGGTAAGACTATTAATAATAATCCAGAGAAGTTTTTTACTCCAGAAGTTATGGCACAATTAGATGAGGTTGCTAGTAAAGAGTTCAAATATGGACAACGCCCAGTGGAACTAGATGTTGACGAAGACGAACCTGTAGAAACAGATGCAACATAATTTTGTTCAAACTTACAGGGATGTAATTACACCAGACCTTTCTAAACAGTTGATTGCTATGTTTGAAGAATCAGAGCATCAACATGAGGAAATTCAGTTAGAAGGACATCGTTCTTTTACACAGGTGACATTGCAAAACCATACAGAATGGAAACCTTTCGCTGAGATGTTAAGTGAGAGGTTCTTCAAATACATTGAGCGGTACATGCAAGATTGTGAAATAAGTAGTAAGATGTTCCCAGAACATTTTGCATTTGAACAATTTCGTATGAAACGATATTTGCCCAATGAAGTTGATGAGTTTTGTGACCATGTTGATGTAGGTGATATCGATAGTGCAAAACGGTTCTTAGTATTCTTTCTATATCTAGATGACAATGAGGGTGGAGCAACAGACTTTCCACAATTCAATATCAGTGTCAAACCAGAGATAGGAAAGATGTTAATGTTTCCTCCAATGTGGACTCACTTGCATGCTGGAAGAAAAGCAATTGAAAAACCAAAATACATTATAGGGAGTTACTTACACTATGTCTGATATTAGTGAAATGTACAAGTTTGTAGAGAATAAAGATAAGACTTGGACTGCTGTGGGACTTACTGCAAAAGCAGGTAAGTATCAAGGGTTAGTCTATAAGTACGGTAAAGTTAAAGTGGTTGAGAACGAAGAAAAAACAAATGCCTCTTTACAATTCGAATGGGATATGTTAGACTCTAATGGACTACCAAAAGAAAGTATTAAAGATGATTTCTTTGAACTTGCTGGTAAGATATTAGAAGATATCATACACAAACAAATAGATGGAGAAGATTTACAATATGTCAACGCAGACGATAGAGAAGACAACCCTCAGTAATTTAGTATTTAATGAACCTTACACTCGTAAGGTTTTGCCATTTCTAAAACCAGAATACTTTTCCAATCCAGAGGAAAGGATTGTATTTGAAGAGATTACTAAATTTGTAGAAAAATACAATAACACTCCTACTAAGGAGGCTTTGTCTATTGAAGTTGATGGACGTAAAGATATCAATGACGAGCAGTTCAAGAGGGTAAATCAAATTATTGAAACCCTGTCTGATGCAGAAGTTGATATGGATTGGTTGGTAGATACTACTGAAAAGTTCTGCAAGGACAAAGCAGTATATAATGCAATTCTTAATGGTATTCAGATTATTGAGGGTAAAGATAAAGAGCATACTGCTGAGGCAATTCCATCTATTCTTTCAGAAGCATTGTCAGTTGCATTTGACCAAAACATTGGACACGACTATATTGAAAATGCAGATGAACGGTATGAGTTTTATCACAAGAAAGAAGAGAAACTTCCATTTGATTTAGAATACTTTAATAAGATTACTAAAGGTGGACTTCCCTTAAAAACTTTGAATATTGCACTTGCTGGTACTGGTGTTGGTAAATCTTTGTTTATGTGTCACATGGCATCTTCTACTTTGATGCAAGGTAAAAATGTATTGTACATTACTTTGGAGATGGCAGAAGAACGTATTGCAGAACGTATTGATGCAAACTTGATGAATATCTCTATGGACGATTTACACGATTTGCCTAAGAAGATGTTTACTGACCGTCTGTCTAAAATTCAGAGTAAGACAAATGGACAACTTATCATTAAAGAATATCCAACAGCATCTGCTCACAGTGGACACTTCCGTTCACTTATCAAAGAACTTGCATTAAAGAAATCATTCAAACCAGATATTATCTTCATTGATTATCTGAACATTTGTGGTTCATCTCGTTTCAAAGGTAATGCGAATGTTGGTTCTTACTTCTATATCAAAGCGATTGCTGAAGAACTTAGAGGACTTGCAGTAGAATGTAATGTTCCTATTATGTCTGCAACACAAACAACTCGTGGTGGTTTCAATAGTTCTGATGTAGGACTAGAAGATACCTCAGAATCATTTGGTTTGCCTGCAACTGCTGATTTGATGTTTGCACTAATTACTACTGAAGAGTTAGAACAACTTGGACAGATTATGGTAAAACAGTTGAAGAATCGATATAACGACCCAGGCGCTAATAAAAGATTTGTTTTAGGTATTGACAGGTCTAAGATGAAACTGTATGATGTAGAACAGGAAGCACAGTATGATATTGTTGACAGTGGACAAAGTGACACACCAGCATTCGATAAGTCGCCTATATCTGCACGATATGACAAGTTTAATGATATAAAGGTGTAATTTGCCTTGACTTCCTAACATTTATATATTATAAATAGAAGTGTAATAATATTTGTGCAATGGAGAAATTGATTAAATGCAAGGATTCAAGAGTTATATTAACCTTGATGAACAGGCATTACACGAAGAGACACTTCCGTCTGAATTTTTTGATGGATTTGAATTTGAGGTAAACTCAAAGGCATCTTCAAGTAAGAGAACTGTTTATCGGGTACGTTCCACTGATAGGGACAACGATAGAGATGAAATACTAAGACGGCTTCGTCAAGCAGGTATTGACGCCACACTTGGAAATGGTTCATCTTCAGTCGACCCTGTAGATGGCACTTTTGATGATAAAGCATTTAGGATAGAAGTTAAACCTCTTTCTGGTGGTATGGGTGAAACAACACTCAACTCAAGTATCACCGAATTATTCCCATGTATCGCATTTGAATTAAAATACACTCCCAAAAACATTCAAGACTTTCATCAATGGTTAATGACTGTTGATACACGAAAACTTGCGTGTGTAGATTCTAAAGATACAGTTGCTGCAAGAGAAACAATTAATAAAGCAGATACCTCAACTAAGTTTGAGGACAAGATGAATAATGCAATTGCAATATTGCAGTTCATTAATGATCAAAATAATGACAAGCCAATAAAAAATGTATATTGGGGATATCGTGCAAAACCTGCTGGTGTTCCTAAATCACATCCAGGCGATATGTTTATTAAATATCAAGATAACAAAATTCTAGGTGTTAGTTTAAAAGCTGGTGGTAAGAAAACATCTGAACCACAACTCAACACATATGTAAGACCAGTGTTTACTGCAATGGGAGAAACTAAATCATTAGATTTATTGCGAGGCCTCT